GGCAATGACATCATTGAACAAGCGTAAAAAAGAAGTTCAACTTGATAAGATTTATCCCATGTACATGAGTGATAGTCTTCTTGACGATGCCAAGATGAAAAAATTTTTAGACTTTGTAGCTCACACTGGTTGGGAAATACTTGAACAGCAAGGATACAATATGAGCATTTTTAAAGTATTCTTTACTGAAGCATGGTGCCAAGAGCATCACACACATAGTAGTATGGATCAACATGTACATAACGGAGGTAATCAATTAGTTGGATTTTACTTTTTAGATACTCCGCCAGATACTAGCAAAATACTATTTCATGATCCACGTCCTGGTAAAGTTCAGATTAATTTGCCAGAAACTAATCATTCAAATGCCACATTAGCTTCTGATATTATTAATTTTGATCCTAAACCTGGTTTATTAATATTTAGTAATGCGTGGTTGCCACATAGCTATACCAAAAATAGTTCCAATAAACCATTGAGATTTATTCACTTTAATCTATCAGTTCAGCACGATCCAACTGCCAATTTTGCGCCAGCATCACCAGCCGAAGTGATATGAACAAATATTCTATCAGATTCAATCAGTCAAGGGGACAGCCGGGTCGTGGTAGTAGTGAACATGTATGGCGTGTTTTTGAGAATGGTAAAGAATATCTACTTAAGAATTTTGTTCTAAATGTACCCAGTATAAGTGAAAAAGATTCTACATCCGAAAACTGGAATGTTACATGTACTGGTATTATGACCATTGATAGAGTTACATCTACTGCGATAATTAATCCAGCTGATAGTACTGATGCTTTGTAACTTATTGTAGTGTTTGAAGTTGTGTTTGTATAATAGCTATCTTGTTACGAACAGCTTCAAAATTTACCGTACTCCAAAGACCTGGGTGTAATGGTTTAGGCCAAGTTCCTGAATCAATCCAAGCGTAACCTAGATGTTCGTTGTTAAGTATAGGTTTAAATTCATCTGCTACAATGCAAAAAAATGTATTGTAAACAAATCCATTATCAGCACTTGTGAATTTTTCCAAGGGCATTAATTTGATATAATCAGGCATTGATCCCAATTCTTCCTCGCATTCACGCACCATAGCAGCCATGATACTTTCACCTGATTCTATTTTACCACCTGCTAGTCCCCATGAGTCAGGATGCTTAACATCATTCCTAAGTAGATATAGATAGCGATTAGTAGACTGACTATAAAACCAAATGCCAACGGCATGTATAGTTTTTAAATTATAAGACTCCATTGGCCTCCGGGATATTGACCTTGGTACGATTTAACCCAATTATATCCTGTCCATCTGTATTGGATTTCTGTTGTGATGTTTGTAACATATTGCGTATTTACTGGACTTGATGTACTATCAAAAGTAATTACCCAGCGTGAACCATCATACTGTATGATATCATTGGGATATGCTACTAATATTTCACCGGACGTGCCTGCCCATGCTTGAGCGTAACCATTATTACTACCTGTAGATTCAGTCAACAAATATCTTTGACCAATAGTAGCAGCTGGCAATCCTTCATCTGGCCCGCTAACACGAGGGTTGATAACTGAGCTTACAGGAGGCATTGTGTTAGCAGGAATAGATTCTGGAATTACAGAAAATAGTAAAAATTGATCGTTTGTTGGATCAAAACTTACATTTCCATATACTTGACTGCCATTTTCCTGAGTCAACGCTACTATACTAATACCGGGGCGTAGTACACCATACATATTAACAACAGGAGTCCATAATACATTACTAGGTTCAACTGGACTAGGCGGCGGTAACTGCATATTATTTTCATCAACGATAGCAGAGCGGGCTAAAATTTGTAATTTATTACCAATTAATACTACCTGATACCCATAGGGTGTGATATACTGTCGTGTGCCTAGTAGCAAGTCATTATCCGCAATAGCATTGATCAGATCACCTGATCCATCAAAAATAGAGGCAATAATTGTTTCAACAATACCCAACTTCTTGACTTTGGCAGGCAATGATAACCATATAGGTAACGAAAATTTAATAGTAGAAATGTCAATAGGATCTTCTGTGCCCTGTGGAATACTTCTGCTTGACCAGCCTGTTGAAACTAATTCTACAATACTTAAACTAGACCAATCTAAGAAATTATCTGTACTTTGTATTTCAAGGCTTGGATTGAACAGTGGCAATATTTGTTCCATTAACTGCATTTTTTGATTGGTATTACTAGTCCAAATATCTAAGTTGATTGATAATTTATATGGTGCTGGCATGTATCGCTCAACAGTAAATGCATTACCCTGGGTAGTTTCATATGTGCCTGTTGCTTCGTCATATTCACGTTGCCTAATGGATTTATTATCAACATATGTTGGATTCTGCATACGGGCGCGATCAAAATCTAATCCGGTGATGTGAAATGTCATTAATGGAGTAGATGGCATGTTACTTGCGCTATTTTCCTGAAGAATAGTTTGAACTTGTCTCGTACTGTCTCCATATCTCACAGGAACACGGTATAGTGTATCACCCGTGTTTGGAGCACCTGCTTCGTTTCGTCCGAATTCTACCTGAAATCCAGAAAACATTCTTGCGAATTGCGTTAGGTAACGACGAACTTGTCCGTCGAAGAAGTATTGTTGCATTATCGCCCTTTAGGTCTTGGTTTAGGTGGTAAATTTCCACCTTGATTGCCGTTATCAGCTTCTGGTCTAAGCAATTCTGATAATGATTGTCTAGAAGGAATATTACCTTGATCTGTGGTTGGCACAGTATATGTATTATTAACAAACGAACTACGTTGAGTTCCATTTAATGGACCCCAATCTAGTGGAGTACGCACATCTTCACTAATAGCTAGCCAGTTTGCTCCGCTGAATCGGAACAACCGATTTGGATAGTAATCTAATCGTAAACAGTAATCACCCTTGCTTGGATTTAGTGGAAAACTAACACCAGGAGTAACTGGCAAACCATTTGGAGCTAGATTATCACCTGTCAAATAGCCCATTGTCCAACCAAAATCAGTTGGAGTATTGCCTTCATCTGACTGTGCTCCATCTACTGTCGGTGAAGTTTGATCAGCAAACAATCCTTCTCCACTAGGTTGATTACTTGGAGTAGTTGGTAATATATAAAACGACACATTATCGTATCCTGATTGTGGAACTTCTATGTTTGCCTGTATAACTAACGCATCATTGATAGCTAATTCTTTGTTTCTGGTTGAATTTACATCACCCATAGTTGTTGGTTTTTCAATCAATGCCCAATAGTTTGGATCATTAATATCAGTGCCAGGAGGTACATTTTTTGACGCTTCGTAATATTTTCCACCATTATCTACTACCATTCCTTGTGGATAAAAGTTTCCATTATCCCAGATATTGTCTGGCATTAATGGCTGGTTGATGATTTGTTGGTATTCTTGAGCATTAACCATAGGTGTAGCCTGTACACGCCATACGTGTGGCAACCAAGTTTGGCTAAATCCTTCTGCTGCAAAAGCTGCGTCTTGAATAACATAATATCTAGGCAATGCTCTTGTAATATTCTGATTTAATGGGTTATAATCTTTCAAATTAGGCAATTCTAAAACATCACCGGTCATTAATTTACGTCCAAAACTGTCAATCATGTCATTGTAGTGAAATGTAATGTACAGAGTATCGTTGTTTAAAAACAACCCAAATTGAGACAAGTTAAAGTTAATATCTTGCATCGTGTACGCGCCGCGCATGACATAAACGTTTGGATCGTAAGCACGATCACGATTTTCTAACAACAGCAAATCTTCAATAAACAGTGGATTTGTTGAAGTATACACTGGTAAAGTGGCATCTTTATTACCGGGACTGTCTGTTGTATCTACAATTGGTCCCATATATTTGTGTACATACATATCAAGACCTCCAACAGTATATCGTTCAGAAATGATACGATCTAAGTACTGATAATCGTTGGTTCGATTAGGACGATAGAGGCTGAGTCTTGGCATAGTCAAGTATTTAGTTAGAATTGAATTGACAATTAATTAGAAAATGCATATAATTACTGTATGGATGAAATTTTAGAACGGCTATCAATTGCGGAAAAACAACTTAACGGAGTTAAGAACAAGGTCGCACTTCGTGATCTTCAGAAAATGATAAGGAATATTGACTCTGTTGTTAGAGAAATCAGCAAAGAATCAGTAGAATGTAGACGGCTTAAAAAAGATACTGTAAGATACAATGATTTGAAGACATCAGCAGTGATACTATTAGACAACTTAGATCATCACATAATTTTTGCGATGTTATTAAGTTGACATTTTTTAACTTATACTATATAATATAACTATGAAAAAACTATCAACTACAATCAAACGACTTGTCCCACACGGTGAAGATGCCAAATTTATTGGTTCAGAACCTGAGTGGCTTACTCAACCCGCTGATGATGTTCGTGTTGGAACGTTGGCTAAAGCATTCAATTGGTATAACTATTCCTATGGTCGTAAAGACGCCAAGGATCTAATTATTCAGTATTTTGAAGTCAATAAGAAAGCTAAAGAATTAAAGCTGATGCGCGGCATTCCAGATAGTCGTGTAAAAACAACAACAGGTTGGATCTGTAGAATGTCAGTAATGGGGCTACAGCTTAAAGATTATGAGCAATCTATTTTAGACGAACATCTTGCTGAATTGTTAGCTGGCAAACAAGAAGAACAAAAAGTTGCTGCTACCTCAGAAGAAACTGCCCAACAAAAGCTAACTATTCAAGATCACCTCAGAGAAAAAGCAAGTGAATGTGCTGCTGAACTTGAAGGCATGTACGATGATTTTATTGAAGCTGATGCTAAAATGTCGGCAAATTTCAAGCCTATTGCCTTAATTCGTGGCATGAATATTGCCATTCAAATGATTCCTCACATCACAGCAGTTTGGAAATTACGACTGACAGAACTTGAAGAAGTAGTTGAGGGAAAAGATCCTCAATTAGTCGAAGGCTATAGCCATCTTACTAAAACTCAGTTAAAAAGCTGCGTGAAATTTTGTGAAACTGTGCTGGCAGATTGCCAATCTTACATTTCAATTAAAAAAGTAGAACGTAAACCTCGTGCTAAAAAGGCAGTTAGTCCAGAAAAAGTAGCGTTAAAGTTTAAATATCTCAAAGAATTTGCTGAACTTGGACTTAAATCCCTACCAGCAACCAGTCTCGTGGGCGCATCCGAAGCATTTTTGTTTGATTCCGTAAAGCGCAAGTTGATATATGTAGTAGCAGATACCCACGCGGGAACCTTTACAATTAAAGGATCGTCTTTAATTGCGTTTGATGCGTTGGCAACTGTGCAAAAAACTCTCAGGAAACCTGCCGAACAAATCAAAGCTATCATGAGCGTGGGTAAACCGGCTGCTAGGAAAGCTTTTAAAGAGATTAAATCTACTGAAATTAAGTACACAGGCCGTAGTAATGACAATCTGGTTATCTTAAAGGCGTGGTAAATCTGCTAAATATATGTACATGGAGTCTATATGGCAGAGCAATCACAATCTACACTAGAAACGCTTAAGCAAGATCTAATTGAATACGTTAGGCTTCAATTAGGTGATGATATTATTGATATAGAGCTGGATGCCAGTCATTACGAGTCGGCATATCGCAACAGTATCGGTACCTATCGTCAACGAGCACAAAATGCCTACGAAGAAAGCTATACCTTCATGGAGTTAGTCACAAATGTAAACATTTATGATCTTCCAGATGAAGTTATTCAGGTAAGACAGATTTTTCGTAGAACTTTTGGTGACTCATCTGGTCCAAATGCCAGTAATTTTGATCCATTTAGTCAGGCTTCGTTGAATGTTTATTTAATGAACTTCAACGTATCAGGTGGACTAGCCACATACGATTTTTATTCACAATATGTTGAACTAGCAGGTCGTATGTTTGGTGCTTATATGAACTACACATGGAATCCTGTTACTAAAAAACTTCAGTTAATTCGTGATCCTAAGGGTTCTGGAGAGAATGTACTGCTATGGACATACAACTTAAAGCCGGAAGTCAACCTACTAAGTGATTACCAAATTCGTCAATGGATTCGCAATTATATGTACGCAAACTGTAAGATGATTATTGGTGATGCTCGTGAAAAGTTTGGCACTATCGCTGGTCCACAGGGCGGAACTACACTAAAT